AAACCCGTAAGTGCGATGGTCTATATCATGAACGAAGGCCGACCGCTCGGTCAGCCGAGTTGCTATTACTACAGCATCATTCTTGACGGGTACAAGGCGGCGGGCTTTGATATAGAAGTTCTACGCACGGCGGTACACAATTCGAGCGTCACGGATAAATAGCAACCTCTCAAATATTCTTCTTTAGGAACTCCGGAAGGGGTTCCTTTTCTTATACCCGCAGGAAGGAGACGACAGCCGTGCGAAAGCTGAAAAAGTACACACCTACAAGGTTTATATCAAAGGATTCCGTTTATAACAAGGCCTCCGCCGACTATGCCGTCTCCTTTATACAGGCGCTCTCTCATACCAAAGGTACCTGGGCGGGCAAGCCTTTTGACCTCATTGACTGGCAGGAAAGCATCATACGGGATATTTTCGGAACACTGAAGCCCAATGGCTACCGTCAGTTCAATACTGCCTATGTGGAAATACCAAAGAAGATGGGCAAATCGGAGCTAGCGGCGGCGGTCGCTCTGCTACTCACCTGCGGCGATAACGAGGAACGCGCCGAAGTTTACGGCTGCGCCGCTGATCGCAACCAAGCATCCATCGTATTCAACGTGGCTGCTGACATGGTGCGAATGTGCCCGGCACTGTCGAAACGAGTGAAAATCCTCGACTCCCAAAAACGGCTCATATTTCAACCAACGGGCAGTATTTACCAAGTGCTATCTGCTGATGTCGGCAACAAGCACGGCTTCAATACTCACGGTGTGGTATTTGATGAATTGCATACCCAGCCGAATCGAAAGCTTTACGATGTCATGACCAAAGGCAGCGGCGACGCTCGAATGCAGCCGCTGTATTTTCTTATCACCACCGCCGGGGACAATCAGCACAGCATCTGCTGGGAGGTTCATCAAAAGGCGCTGGATATTATTGATGGCAGAAAGCACGACCCCACCTTCTATCCGGTGATTTACGGCGCGGTGCAGGAGGATGACTGGTCAGACCCAAAGGTATGGAAAAAAGCCAATCCGTCTCTCGGCATCACGGTCGGCATGGATAAGGTCAAGGCGGCTTTTGAATCGGCACGGCAGAATCCTGCCGAGGAGAACAGCTTCCGTCAGCTACGTCTGAATCAGTGGGTCAAACAAGCGGTGCGCTGGATGCCGATGGACAAGTGGGATGCCTGCGCTTTTGCGATCGACCCGGAAGCTCTTCGAGGGCGCATCTGCTACGGAGGACTTGACCTTTCCTCCTCCACCGATATTACGGCATTTGTGCTGGTATTTCCTCCGGAGGATGAAGCGGATAAATACATGGTTCTGCCGTTCTTCTGGATACCGGAGGACAACATCGATTTGCGTGTGCGAAGAGACCATGTGAATTATGATGTTTGGAAAAAGCAGGGATACCTTGAAACCACCGAGGGCAATGTGGTCCATTACGGTTTCATCGAGAGATTTATTGAAGATCTTGGCACAAAATACAACATCCGTGAAATTGCCTTTGACCGCTGGGGCGCTGTGCAGATGACGCAGAATCTCGAAAACCTCGGCTTTACGGTTGTTCCTTTCGGTCAAGGCTTTAAGGATATGTCCCCGCCAACCAAAGAGCTTATGAAGCTGACATTGGAGCAGAAAATTGCGCACGGTGGTCACCCGGTGCTCCGTTGGATGATGGATAACATCTACATCCGAACCGACCCTGCCGGAAATATAAAAGCTGACAAAGAAAAGTCCACTGAGAAAATAGACGGCGCAGTAGCCACCATTATGGCACTCGACAGGGCGATTCGGTGCGGTGGTGAAAGCGGTTCTTCGGTTTATGATGATCGTGGACTGCTTGTATTTTAGTGAAGGAGAGTGATGTCTATGGGAATATTTCAAGGGATATTCAAGGCGCGTGACAAGCCCAAGGATAATTTAGGCGGCAGCCGTTACAGCTTTCTGTTCGGCGGTACGACTGCCGGAAAGCCTGTCAACGAGCAGACCGCCATGCAGATGACTGCCGTGTATTCCTGCGTAAGGATACTGTCTGAAACGATAGCGGGACTTCCGCTTCATGTGTACCGTTACAACGACAGCGGCGGAAAAGAGAAAGATTTACAGCACCCGTTATATAAGCTGCTCCATGATGAGCCAAATCCAGAGATGACTTCATTCACGTTTCGAGAAACGCTGATGAGTCATCTTTTATTATGGGGCAACGCATACGCGCAGATTATTCGAAATGCCCGCGGCGAAGTCATAGCCTTGTATCCACTGATGCCAAACAAAATGACGGTTGACCGTGACAGCAAGGGTCAGCTCTATTACCTTTACTACCGATCAAGCGAGGACGCGCCTACACTCGGAAAAGACAGTCAAGTCTATCTCGACCCGTCTGATGTTCTGCACATCCCCGGCTTGGGCTTCGACGGTCTGGTGGGCTACTCACCGATTGCGATGGCAAAAAACGCCGTGGGGCTTGCGATTGCCACCGAGGAATATGGGGCGAAATTTTTCGCCAACGGCGCGGCTCCCGGAGGTGTGCTGGAACACCCTGGCACGATCAAAGACCCGCAGAAAGTCAAAGAAAGCTGGAACTCCGCCTATCAAGGCTCAACAAACGCCCACCGGGTGGCTGTGCTTGAGGAAGGCATGAAGTATCAGCCCATCGGCATCTCCCCCGAGCAGGCGCAGTTTCTGGAAACGCGGAAATTTCAAATAAATGAAATCGCCCGTATTTTTAGAATACCGCCACATATGCTCGCTGATTTGGAGAAATCGTCGTTCAGCAACATTGAGCAGCAGTCGCTGGAATTTGTAAAGTATACCCTCGATCCGTGGGTGGTCCGCTTAGAACAGGCAATGTGCCGCGCCCTGCTTATGGAAAGCGAAAAGCCAGCCGTGTTCATCAAATTTAATGTGGACGGCCTGCTTCGCGGGGATTACGCAAGCCGAATGAGTGGTTACGCCACTGCACGGCAGAACGGCTGGATGTCCGCGAACGATATCCGTGAGCTTGAAAACCTCGACCGTATTCCCGCCGATCTTGGAGGTGACTTGTATCTCATCAACGGCGCGATGACAAAATTACAGGACGCGGGCGCGTTCGCAAATACAACAGGATTGGAGGGAACAACCGAATGAAGAAATTTTGGAACTGGGCGCAGGACGAAGAACCCGGCGCCCGAACGCTCTACCTTGACGGTGTGATTGCCGAAGAATCATGGTTTGACGATGACATCACACCCGCCGCTTTTAAGGCAGAGCTTATGGCAGAAAACGGCGATGTCACTATTTGGCTCAACTCGCCAGGCGGCGATTGTGTGGCAGCTTCACAAATTTATGCCATGCTCATGGATTACCCTGGCAGCGTCACCGTCAAAATTGACGGCATTGCAGCATCGGCAGCAAGCGTGATCGCTATGGCAGGAACGAAGGTTCTTATGGCTCCCACTGCTTTGATGATGATTCATAATCCGCTGACCGTGGCAATCGGCGACAGCGAAGAAATGCAAAAAGCCATCTCCATGCTCTCGGAGGTGAAGGAAAGCATCATCAATGCCTACGAAATCAAGACAGGGCAATCCCGCGCAAAGATTTCTCACTTCATGGATGCGGAGACCTGGCTCAACGCCAACAAAGCGATCGAACTCGGCTTTGCCGATGGTATTCTAGAGGATGAAAAAAAGCGTGTACAGTCCGATGATATCACCTACGCTTTCAGTCGCCGCGCCGTCACAAATTCACTGCTTGACAAACTACCCAAACATGAACACAAACAATCTGCAGGGCCGCTTTACGAGCGGCTCAATTTATTAAAATTTTAGGAGGATAACATTATGAGTAAAATTCTTGAACTGCGTGAAAAACGCGCAAAAGCATGGGACGCCGCAAAGTCGTTTCTCGACAGCAAACGCGGTACGGACGGTCTCCTTTCCGCCGAAGATGCCACCGCCTACGACAAAATGGAGGCGGACATCATGAACCTCGGCAAGGAAATCTCCCGTTTGGAACGGCAGGAAGCAATTGATGCGGAATTGAATCATCCTACTTCAGCCCCGATTACCGCAAAACCCGCCAAATCGGATACCGACGACAAAACAGGACGCGCCAGCAACGCCTATCGTGTAGAGTTTTTCGGTGCTCTGCGCGGCAAGCCTGCGACCAATGTATTGTCTGAGGGCGTGGATGCAGACGGCGGTTATTTGGTCCCGGTCGAATTTGAGCGCACTCTTGTTAAGGGCTTGCAGGAAGCCAATGTCGTCCGCAGCATTGCAAAGACATTCTCTTCTTCCGCAGAACGAAAGATTGCTGTCGCCGCATCCACTTCTTCTGCGACATGGGTGCCTGAAAACGGCACAATTGCTGAAAGCTCTGTAACCTTCGGGCAGAAAACACTGGATGCATTCAAACTGACTGACCTCATCAAGGTAAGCACGGAACTGCTTTCTGATAGTATGTTTGATCTTGAATCTTATCTTGCAGAAGAATTTGCCCGTGCGTTGGGCGTTGCCGAAGAAGAAGCTTTTATCAATGGTAATGGCACAGGTCGACCGACCGGCATATTCGATGCAGCCAATGGCGGTGTGACCGGAACCACGTCCGCAGGTGCTGCGGCGATTGCATTTGATGACATCGTGAACCTTGTGTATGCGCTGAAATCTCCCTATCGCCGCAACGCCGCCTTTCTTACGCACGACACAACGGTTGCCGCCTTGCGGAAACTGAAAGACACAAACGGCCAGTATTTGTGGCAGCCGTCCCTTGTCGCGGGCCAGCCTGACCGTCTGTTTGGTTATCCGATTTATACCTCTCCCTACGCACCCACTATTGCGGCGAGCGCACGGTCCGTAGCTTTCGGAGATTTTGCAAATTACTGGATTGCCGACCGTCAAGGCAGAACAATTCAGAGATTGAATGAAATCTATGCCGGAAACGGTCAGGTCGGCTTCCTTGTTACCGAGCGAGTGGATGGCAAGGTGATTCTTCCGGAAGGAATCCAGCTTCTTCAGCAGAAAGCGTAAATAAAAGGACGGTGGTTGTATGGCGCTGATTGATGATTTACTGCCCAAGGTCAAGGCAAACCTCATATTGGAGCACAGCGCGGATGATGACCTTCTCAAGGTTTACATCCGCGCCGCTGTTTCCTACGCTGAAAGTTACCAGCATATCACTGTAGATAATTACGAAGAAAACGTCATGCCGCCCACCACCGAGCAAGCCGTTATTATGCTGGCGTCCCACTTTTATGAGAGTCGGGACGGCAGCACCGGTGGCTTTTTTGCGGATAATGTGCAGGCAGGGCAGCAGGTGTGGGAAACCGTCAATCTGCTTTTGCGGCTTGACCGCAGCTGGAAGGTGTGACATGAGCTTTGGAAAAATGAATGCCTTTATTAATATTACAAGTAAAGAAGAGACGAAAGACAGTGACGGATTTCCAACCATCGCTGATGTGATAGTGGCATCCGTGCGGGCGTACAGAGAGTACCGCAG